TGCAGGAGGGTCTCGGCCGTGCCGAAGCTCGGCGACGTGGGTGCCCCGCCGCTGGTGCCGTTGGAGATGACGCCGATCACGAGCTCGCTGGCCTGGCTGAGCGTGCCGCTGCTGCCCGAGCTGGGCGCGGTGCTGGTGCCGGTGGCCGTGTTCGTCTTGTCCGGGCTGGCCGACGCCACCCCGCTGCAGCCGCGGCAGATGGCCGACTTGGCCCCGGGGGACGCCGAGAAGGTGATCGTGATCTGGTCGGGGCCGCCGCCGTTGCCGGTCAGCGTCAGCGCCGCCGCTGTCAGCGACGTCCACAGGTACTGCAGGTTGCTGCTGCCGCCGAGCGGCCAGCCGGGGACCTGCGCCCAGGCGTTGCCCTGCGTGTCGGTGATGCTCGTGATCGTCGTGCCGGTGACGTTGGCCTTCGCCGCGATGTACAGCATGTCGCGCGCCGCGGTCGGCCCCGGCGCGCCGACGGCGCCGCTACCGACCGTCAGGACCAGGGTCAGCCCTGAGCCCTGCTGGTTGCTGGAGACGTCATACGGCGTTGGCATCGTCTCAGCTGGCGGTCGCCGTCAGGAGGCCGCTCGCGCTGATGTTCAGCGTGAAGGTGCCACTGGTCACGGAGATCGCGCCGCCGAAGTCCCAGAAGCAGATCAGCTGGTAGGTGGCGGCGCTGCTCTCGTAGAACACGGCCTGGTTGGCGGTGAAGGTCGAGCTCGTCCAGGTCGGGTTCGTCGCCGACGTCCAGGTCGCCACGCTGTTGTTCGTGCCGCCCGCGGTGAAGGTCGGCGCGGAGACGGTCGCGCCGCCCGCGGTGTAGCCGGTGCCGGTGATCTCCGCGACGATCGCCGTCCAGTCGGTCAGCAGCTTCGCCGTCGAGATTCCCGCCGTGGCCAGGGTGATCGGCCCGGTCCCGTTGCCCAGGGCGACCTTGTACGTCCCGGACGTCATGTTGATGTTCCCGGCGCCGAGCCCGATGGCGAACTGCGGGAAGACGTGCGCGGTCAGGGCCACGTGGCTCTCCTCATGCGAACTTCGGCTTGCGGGTGATGATCTGGGCGCTGCCGCCGCGGGCGCGGACGCCGTTGGCGAACCAGGTCATGAACATCTGGTCGAGGCCGGAGCCGCCAGGGTGCACCTCGAAGATGATCTGCGGGGAGGCGCCTGCGGTGCCGTAGCCCGTGCCGCCGTCGGTCCCGGCCGCCGCCGCGAGCTTCGACGCCGCGGCGTGCACGGCGCCGACCTGCGACTCGATCCCCCGGGCGAGGTCGCGGCCGAAGTGCTGGCCCCGGATCTCCGGCGCGCCGCCCCCGGACAGCGGGCCCTCCTTCGCCGGGGACAGGCCGAAGAACCCCGCCACCTTGGACGCTATGCCGCTGATGGCGCCGCCGAGCGAACCGATCATGGACGTGAAGCCGCTGATCAGGCTGGACATCGCATGCTGCCCGGCCGAGAAGAGCATCCCCGGGAGCCGGGCCAGGAAGCCGAGGATCTTGCCCGGCAGCTGCTCGAACCACTGCGCAGCCACGGTGACCCAGTGACCGACGTCGGCGGCCCAGCGGGCGATGTTCGCGCGGGCCTCGTCGAAGTAGCTGGCGATGTTGTGCGCCATGTCCGCCACCGCGTGCCGGACAGTATCGAACTCGTGTGCGATCTGGTGCCCGTCATAGGCGACCTGATGCCGCAGCCAGTCGAACGCCTCCGCAGTGTGATGCAGAATCTCCACGATGTGAGTCGTCGCGTGCGCGATCAGCCACGCGAGCACCTGGATCGTGTCCGCTACGGCCAGCAGCGCGTACTTGAAGGCCCGCAGCGCGTCCGGGTTAGACAAGGCGATCAGCAGCTTGCCGACCGCGATCGTGATCTGGGCGAGCCCGGTCCCCAGGGTTGTGATCGTCGGGCCTGTCAGGGCGAGCATCTGGCTCTGCCACTGCTTGAACGCGGGGCTGGCGGCGAACTTCGCGAACCCCTGCAAAAGCCCGTCAAGCGCCTTCCCGGCCGCCTGCGCGAACGGCAGCATCGCGGGCAGCAGCGTGTTAGCGATCTTGATTCCGTCGTTGAAGACCTTGAAGGTCAGGGGGGCGACGGCGGCGACCATCTTCTGGAACTCCGTCTGGAGCGACTGCAGGCCGCCGGTGAGCTTGCGCTGCGCCGGGGGCAGCGAGTTCCACGCGTCGCGCTGGGCCAGCAGGGCCGTCAGCGCGGCCTGCTGATCGGGGAGCAGCAGCCGGAGCTCGGCCTTGTTGTTGGCCAGCGCCGTGACGTTCTTCTGCATCGCCGGGGACAGGTTCGACCAGAGCACATGCTGGTTCGTCAGCAGGCTGGCGGCGGCGCGCAGGTCCGGCTCGATGCCGTGGATGGTGGCGCGGTAGGCGGCCAGGTCGGCGGCCGACCGGTGGATGGCGATGTTCAGGTGGGCCGAGGCGACCTGGTAGGCGTTGACCGCCGTGGTGACCGTGTTCCAGCCCCTCGTGATCCCGGCAAAGGTCGGGTAGGCGAACGCGGCGAACGAGCCGAGCCCCATCGTGGCCGCGGCCAGGGCCGGGACGATCCCCCCGATCCCGGTTGCCAGGACGGCCAGGCCGCCCCCGGCGAGGCCGGCCGACGGGGCGAGGCTCGCGAGCGACGCCAGCAGGCCGCCGCCGCCAGCCGCGGCGCCCGGGCCGCCGCCGCCGATCGCGCCCCCGGCGAGCCGGGCCGCCGACTTCAGCGCGTCCATCTCGACCCGCAGCGCCGACATCTTCGCCCGCGGCGAGTCGGCCGCCGCGCCGATGCCCTTCAGCCGCTGCGCCAGGCTCAGCAGCCCGGCCTGGTCCCCGGCCCCCTTCAGGCCGGCCAGCTCGAGCCGGAGCGCGGCGAGAGAGGCGATCGCGGCCTTGTCATCGACGGACACCTTGATCGTCGGGTCCATCGCGCCGATCTGCTTCGCGCGGGCCGCGATGTCGGCCAGGTCAGCCTTCGCCGTCGCGGCACCGTCCGACCTGATGCGGACGAAGACGTTCTTGACCAGGGCGCCCCCGAGAGCCATCAGGACCCCCGGGCCGCGATGTCGATGCTCTCGGTGAGGACAGCGAAGTCAGCCAGCGTCATCGCGTCCACCACCGGCGGCGGGCAGCAGATCCGGGCGAGCGCGTACAGGTACTGCGCCCGCACGACCCGGATCCCGCCGTAGAGCACACGGGCTACGCCAGGGCTGACGGCACGGGGGCCGGAGTGCTGGCCGAGTTCGTCCCATCCGGGAGGGTAGGCGGCCCCGGGTACCTGGTCTCCGAGGCCGTGACCGGGGGGACGGGCACCACCTCCGCGGGCGCAACGGGCGCCTGCGCGGCCTCGGCAGCCATGGCCTCGACGAACGCCGTGCCGAACTTCAGCAGCGAGAAGTCCACGGCGCCGATCGGCGTCTTGTCGCCGTTCTGATCGAGCATCAGCCAGTAGATGACCTTCAGCGTCTTCAGGAACGACGTACTCTCCGGGTCGAAGCCCTCCTCGGAGCTGAGGGTGTCGAGCCACGCGCCGATCGTCATCCCGGTCTCGGCCTCGATGACTTCGGCCTGCTTCATCGTCAGGTCGTCGAACTCGACCTGCCAGTCCCTGTCCTGCCAGTGAATGATCATGAGGGGTTCCTATTCGTAGCCGAGCTCGTGCCCGTACTTGTCGACGACGTGCATGATCTTCGCCGCGGCGTCGTCCAGGCCCTCGATGGCGGCCGGCCGGAGGAACGGCCGCGCGGGCTGGTACACCCACGTCCAGCCGAAGGTGAACCGGCCCGTCGCCGGGTCGAAGCCCGGCCTCCGCGGCCCGCGGGCGAAGACGGGGTGGCGGCCGTGGCCCGGCGGCTGCTCGAAGATCCAGGCGGCCGGCGCGGACGGGCCGCCGAAGATGACCAGGACCTCGTTGTCGCGCACCGACTCGACACGGCCGGACGGCGGGATCTTCTCCGACCAGAAGGCGTTGCCCGCGGCGATGCTGCGGATCACCTCGCCCGCGTCCCGCATGCACGCCATCAGATCCGCATCGGCCATCAGGCATCCCGCCGGTGCGAGTCAAGGAATGCCTCAAGCCGCGCAAAACAGGAATCCTCTTCGTCCTCGCCAAGGAACATCCACGGCTCGGCGCCATCGCCGAGAAGCTGCCAGCCGACAGCGTTGCCGCCCTCGTCGAAGCGCACGCCCAGCGCGAATCCGCGAGGATGAAGCGCGGTGCGGTTGATGAGCCAGAGCAGGCCGCTGTCGCGCAGCTCGGCCCACGCGCGCGGCGGCGGTCCTTCCTTCGGCTCTCCCGAACTGATGGCCATCAGGAGGCGTCCAGCGTCCAGTAGGTCGCCTGGATCGGGTTGTTCGTGCCATCGTCAAGGCCGCGGAACGGGATGGTCTGCGTGACCGGGCCCGGGCCCGCGACCGACGTCGGCGCATCGTCGAGGTAGATGTCCGGGATCAGGATCGACAGCGTCGAGAAGTCGCTGCCGGAGCCGATTCCCGGGCCCAGGAACGTCAGCTGCAGCGCCGTCGCCGTGTCGGCCGCGAACGCGTTGTACATGCTCGCCGCGCTAAGCCACTCAATGACGAACTGGCCGGTGATGTCCCGCAGGTTGTTCTGCAGCTGCTCGTCCTTGAAGCCGGCCTTCCCGACGTAGTACCGGGTGGTCTCCAGCGGGATCGTGTACTTGATGTTCGCGCTCAGCAAGTTCCCGGCGGCGGTCGCGCCCGAGACCGTGGTCACGCCGGACGTGGTCGAGGGCGTGCCGCCGGTGTACAGCGTGGCCTGGCGGAAGTGGAAGACCGCGGGCTGGGTGTTGGCCGCCGGGGCCACGTACGCCTGCAGCGTCGGCACCGAGGCGTTCAACGGGTCCGAGTTCCCTGACCCGGCCAGCTCGTTGCGGGCATCGACGGTGATGAGCAGCTGGCCGATCTGGCCGGTGGCGATAGAGATTTCCCAGTCCATCACCTTGCAGCCGACATAGGTGACCGGCAGCACCGAGCCCGTGTCCGCGGTCGGGACGCCCTTCTGCAGGGCGAAGCTGTTGCCCTCCAGCGGGCCCGGCGCGTGGATCGCCTTGTAGGCGCCCGTCGTCAGGTCCTGGGTCAGCGTCGCCGGGGTCTGGCCGTAGGAGCCGAACATGGGGAACAGCCACTGCTGCAGCCCGCGCACCGGCAGGTCCATCGTGATCTGGCCGCCAGCCGACCAGTTCGTGACGACCCTGCGCGTTGTCTGGCCGTGCAGCTTGCCCGCCAGCATGCCGATGCCCTGGACGTTCGTCTTGGGCATCTTCAAGGTCTCGCTCTTGAAGGCGAGGAACTTGGCCGCCGACAGCGACGGGGCGACGCCGTAGGTGGTCTCGGCGACGGGGCTGGTCAGCTGGGAGGCGAGCCCGGTGCGGAGCGGCATCAGGCACCTGCCGACGGGGCGTCAGCGGGAGCGGGTGCCGCCGGGGCCACGCTGGCCGGTGGCGGGACGGCGGGAGTCACGGCGGGTGACTGGGTGGCTACGGGCTCAGCGGGCGCCTGAGCGGCTTGCGCGGCGGCGTCTTCGGCGGCCACCGCAGCCTCACGGGCCGCATCCGCCGCGGCTGCGGCCTCGATCGCGGCAGCCGCGTCACTGACCGCGCGGATGGCCTGGACGTCGTCGGGTGCCGCGAGGAAGGCCTCGCTGTACCCGGCGCCGTCCGGCACCTCGACCACGTCGCCCGGCACGTTATCGCCGAACGCCTGTATGCACACGAGCTGCACCGGGCCTCCCCTACGTCATCAACCGTGCGAACGCCGACACCCTGAACCGCACCAGCGCCGAGACGCCCGCGGACTTCTGCGACTGGATCAGCGCCCCCGGGCCGGTGACCTGCGACCAGAAGACGAGGCCGCCCATCGACGCGTCTCCCGGTCCGCCCGTCGAGGGGTCGCCGCGCAGCAGCAGCTCGACGGCGCCCATCAGCGCGAGCGCGCCGTCCCGCGCGATCTTCTGGTGGGTCGGGTCGCCGTCGAAGTACTCGCACGCGCAGGCGACGTCGATCGTGTCGTCGCGGGTGCGGGCGTGGTCGAGGAAGGCGAAGTTCTCGCTGAAGGTGGCGGCTTCGACCTCGGCGCCGGGCGTGGTGTAGCCGTCGGCGCCGATCCACACCCGCTGCGGGGCGACGAGCTGCGTGTCGCTGAGGGTCGGCCCGTCGAAGATCAGCACCTGCGGGTTCTGCACGCCGAGCACCGGCGACTGGTTGCACGCGTTCACCAGCCAGTCGATAACCGCGCCGGTCAGCTCCGTGGTCGTGGTCACCGGCCACCGCCCGGCATGCGCAGGTGCTTACGGAGGGCCCGTATAACGGCGTCACCATCGGGGGTGGTCACGGTCACGTTCACGGCGGGGGCCGCGCTCCTGGCCGCCTGGTGCGCGCCGGCGACTTGCTCGGCGGTGACCGGTCCCGCCGGGTTGTGGCGGCGGCACACCAGGTGGCCACCGGCGGTCGCATGCCTGCCCAGCCGCCAGCAGCCGTGCACCTCGCAGTTGTGCTTGCGGACCAGCGCCAGCAGGCCGCCCACAATGGCCAGCTCGCCGATGTCGGAGCCGAAGCCGGACCAGAAGCCATACCAGCGGCCGGAGACGTTGTCCACGCCCAGGACGTGCAGCAGCCAGCCCGTCACGCGATCGCCCCCGCCAGCGCCTCGGGCGCCATCATCTCCAGCGCCCGGTTCGGCACCGCGAACCCGAACGGGGTCATCGTGGTCTCCTCGTCGGCCTGGCCGATCGCCGCCCCGCCCTGGCCGCCGCGCTCCATGCTGTACAGGTGCCGCAGGATAGCCCGCGAGCCATCGAGGATGCAGTCGGGAACCACCGGGCGCCCCGCCGAATACATCCACAAATAGGGCCCGTAATAGAACGGCAGGCCAGCCGTGTGGCGCACCTCCGACCGCGTCTTGTTCACATGGAGCTGCGCCAGCGGGTAGGTCGGGCCGTAGATCATCACCGGGAACATCGGCGACGGCGGCACCGGAACCACGCGGCTCGTGTCGGCGCTGAACTCCGCGGGAACGCTCGTCCAGGCGAGCAGGTTCAGCACCGGCGGCTTCGACAGCATCACCGTCAGGCCGCCCGCCCGCAGCTCCTCGACGACGGTCTGCACGAGCACCGGGCCGCACCACCACTCGACGACGTTCGTGACCGCCGGGTTGAAGTCGCGGATGAAGTCATCCTCGGAGGTGTCGGACGCGCTGATCCGCAGGGCGCGCCTCGCCTCGGCCAGCGACAGGATGCTGACCTCGGACAGGCCCGACACGTTGTAGGCGTCGGTCAGGCCGCCGGGGTAGGTAGCGTCGGTGCACGACCAGGCGACCAGGTAGTGGCCCGCCTGGCCCGACGGGCCAGTCGCGGTATAGGTGCCGACCGCCGGGTTGGTCACAGTCGGCGTCGCGGTGGTCTGGTCAGGCAGCGTGACCGTGCACGTGACCGCGCCGGTGCCGCTGACCGCGTTGACCGGGTTGCCGCTCGCGTCGGCGAGGGGGAAGGTGAGCGGCACGGGCTGGCCCTTGAAGATCGTCACCGCTCACCTCCCCTCAGCCGAGGACCCGTGCCACCCCTCGGGACACGGGCCCGTCCCTTGTCAGCCGCGCGCCGGTACCGGCGCCTGGCCGTTCGGCCTGGCGAGCTTCGTAGCCGCCAGGTCACGCAGCATCCGCAGCCCCTTCGCCACCTCGCCGCGCGTTGACCCCTCCACCGGCCGCGGCATGCCGAGATTCGCCATGTGGTGCAGCGGGCCCTCGCCCAGCAGCGGGTTACGGGCCGTGATCAGCAGCAGCCAGCCGGGCACCGTGACCACGCCCTGGGGCGTCTGCACCGGCATCGGCGCCCAGGTGACCGCCGCGCCGAACTGCTCGCCCATCGCCTGCTTGCCGATCTCGTCGAGCACCCAGCCGAGGGCTTCTGCGTGAATGTCTTCCGCCATGAGGGGTGGCCCTTTCAGGAGTCCGCCGATATGACCTGCGGCGCGACGGCCGCCGGGTCGGCTGCCGGATCCGCGGGTGCGGCCGCCTCGGCCGGTGGCGCCGCTGCCGCCGCGGCGTCGGCCGCGGCCTTCGCCTTCGCCTCGTCGGCCACCTTCGTGACCTCGGCCTCCACGTCCTTCAGCAGGCCGGCCAGCATCACCCGCGTCCCGTCCGGGACCACCAGGCTCAGCGCCGCCTGGACGAGCGGGTCAGCCTCGGCCTTGGCCGCCCAGTCCGCGAGCGCCGGGAGGTGGCTTGCCACCAGCTCCGCGCCGTGCTCGAGGTGGTTCTTGACGTCGGTCAGCATTTCCGAGATTCCCACTTGCTTCCTCCTTGGAGGGGTTGACGGCCGTCCCGATCGACAGCCGGGCGATCTGCGCCTGGAGCTCGGCCGCGCGCTGGTACTCGAAGCACCCGACCGCCTGGCGGCGCTCGGCCTCCAGGCGGTCAAGCACGCCCGCGCGGCTGCTCATCAGGCCCTGGACAGCACCAGGTACGGGATGCCGCCGACAGCCGCGGCCATCGTCGGCAGCACCGCGGGCGCGGTGCCCGTCGCCGCCAGGGTGCCGGTCGAGTACAGCGGCACCTGGCCGGTGATCAGCACCTCGCCGGCGACGTTGCCGCCCGCCATCCCGTCCACCGTGTCGCCCGTCGTGCCGGACTGGTAGAACGCGATGCCCCATACCGCCGGGGCCGCCGCGGTCAGCGCCCACGAGCCCGGTCCGCCGGACGGGCCCTGCGGGGTGCCCGCCTGGCCGACATTGCTCGCCGCGGCCTGCAGCGCCAGGTGCTGCGCGCCGACGGCCCAGCCGGTCGCGGTCGTGTTGTCCGCCACCTGCGCCAGCAGCGCCGCGCCCGTGGCCACGCCGTTGTATACGGCCACCCACGAGTGGGTCAGCGTGCCGCCCGCCGTCTTCACCCCGAACGACACGAAGTTGAAGACGTCGCCCGCCTGCACCGGGATGGCGTAGACGTTTAGCGTCGTCACCGTCGGGATGAAGTTGCTGACGATGTCGCGGCGGTTGATCGTCCGCCGCGACGGCGGGTACGGCGACCCGTCGAGCAGCCACTCCTCTTCGGCGACCGGGTACCGGCCCGCAACGAGGTCCGTCATGTCGTTTCCCTCCAGCCTGGTTCTTCCAGGTCAGTAGTGGATGGATCAGAACCCTGCGAGGCCGCCGCCGCTGCCCTGCGAGAGCGCCGCGCCGGTCGCGCCGACCGAGTTGACGTTGCCGTAGCTGATCGGCTGGTTGGACGCGTTCTGGTAGCGGTTGGCCATCGAGGCGTTGTAGGCGTACAGCTGGAACCTCACCTGCAGCGTCCCGCTCAGCACCTCGGAGAGGGTGCGGGAGCGCATCTCGCCCTCCCACAGGAACAGGTCGTTCCACACCGCGGCGATCAGCGGCGTGTACACGTTGTTGCCGCCCGACCCGGGCACCGGCGCCGTGGAGCCGTTGCTGACCGTCCCGATCGACGGGGCGATCGTGCCGCCGAAGGTGAACGGGATGTTCGGGTCCACCTGCCACCCGACACCGAGCAGGCGCCCCACCGGGCCCTCTGCGACCGGCCCGTCGTTGTCCCACGCCACCTCGTTGAACGGCGTGCCCTGCTGCGCCGGGACCACCAGCGGGCGGCCCGCCGTGTCGGCGGCCGCGGCGAGGGCGTACCAGGCCATCGGGTTGGAGACCAGCTGCGTCACCGGCAGGAACCGGGTCCGCGCGATCTGGGACAGCAGCTGCGCCGACGCCGTGTAGAACGGCGTCGGGCTGACCGTCTGCGATGTCCACATGGCCGTGGTAAGCGCCGCAGCCTGCGTGTAGAACCCCGTCGCCGTCGGCCCGGGCGTGCCGCCGGTGTTCAGGACGCCGGTCGGATACAGGCCGTTCAGCTGCGGGAACCCGCTGCCGAGCATCAGCTGCGCGGACAGCTGCATGTTGTAGTCGGCCGCCAGGTCGCCGAAGATGATCTCGTCGAACGCGACGGGCGACTGGTCGAGCAGCTGGATCGCCGCGTCCTGCTGGCCGGCCACGGTCATGACCCGGGCGTTCACGAAGTTGTCCTGGATGTCGCGGCCGGGCACCGGGGCGCCGTCGCCGGGCTGCGTGCCGGTCGCCGTGCCGAGGGTGACCCGGGGGAGGTTGATCGAGTCCGTCCCGGTCGGGAGCGGGAAGTTCCGCCACAGGTCGGCGAAGGTGCGGCCCGCCCGCAGGTAGGGGATGTACTCGTCGATCAGCCACAGCGGCGGGACGAAGTAGCCGCCCTGGCCGTCAGTCCTTGAGATGAACCGCTGCTCGCGCTCGGCCGAGCCGCCCTCGAACACCTGGCCGCCGCCGGCGAGGAACCGCTCGTACAGCCGCTGCTCGCGGCGGGCCATGCGCCGGTGCTGCCGGTCCGGCGAGCCGCGGTAGTCGCCGCCGGTGAGCATGTCCTCCATGCGCTTCTCGGCCTCGCGGCGCCGCGCTTCCAGCCGCTTCGGCATCTCGACACGGAGCTCGGCCTCGTGCCGGTTCTGCCGGTCGCGGGCGGCCTTCACGCCGCCGTCGCCGTCGCCGACGCCGAGAGTGGCGCGGGCCTGGTCGAGGAAGTAGGAGTGGCCGGAGCCGCGGCCGTAGGCCTGCGGCTCGCGGGTGATCGTGGCGCGTCCGCCTGCAGCGCCGGTGTCAGCGCCGGTGTCGCCGGTCTGGCGGCGGGCGTCGGCGGCGCGCTGCTCGCGCTGCTCCTGCTCCTGGTAGCGCTTGATCTGATCGTCGAGCTCGCGGACCTCGCCGTCCCTGGCGTCCCAGGTGGTCTTCTCCTCGGCGGACAGCTTCAGCTTCTCCGTGCCGTCCGGGTTCTTGAGGAGCTGCCCCATCTCGGTGACGAGGGCGCCGCGGTTCTCCTGCAGCTTCTTGATCAGGTCGGCATACGACATCGAGGGTCCCCCCACGAGACACGGCTAGGACGCC